CGGTCGGAACATGGGCGGTAGCAGCACCAGAGAAATCTGTGTCAGCTTCGTCAAATAATGCTTCGTTAGTAACACCAGCCGCTTGCGCAGTATATTTAGAATGCATAGCAAAGATCAATCCCGTAGGACCGGTCATTGGCTGTACACCACAAACATCATAAGCAATCATCTGAGGCATAGCTCTACGAACTAGAGAAATAAGAATAGGATCCCATGCAGCAACTCCACCAGTTTCAGTAGCACCATAAGCGGCATTACCCATACTGTTTGCAGGAGAGGCTTCAGCAAGATACTTCGCTTGATTCTCCAATAAGCGTCGAGTTACATCTCTGCGATACGGATCTTTAATTTCTGGAAGATCCGGATGCTCAATGACATCTTTCCACTTGTTAGTAATTTCTTCATTTAAATACATTTGTATCTCCTTAGTAATTTAAAATTTTAATTTGTTAAACTTCACATTCACTTTATCCATATATATTTAAAATAAGGTTATTTTTGTCTTTTACTTAGATTAGATATCGCGGTCATAACACTATCCATTTGTCCGTCACTTGATCCATCGGTTATCTTTTTATTTGTTGCCGCGGTTCCCTTATTGTCATCCAGTTTCTTATCTGATTTAAAGTAACTGTTTTTAATAATATTCAACTTCTCTTTATACTGCTTGTCTGATTCGTAATCAACATCTTCGGTTAACTCTTTCATTTTTTCAATGTCAGTATCAACCATGCCTTCTACGATATCTCGGAATGCGTCTTTAGCTTTATAAGTATTTAATTCACTCACCGTATCCATGTGCTTCTGAGTTTGCTCGTCAAGTTTAGTTTCCACTTCGGCAACTTCTTGTACAAGACTCTCAAAGACATCTTCCTTTTCTGTTGGAACATCAATATAATGTTCCTCAAATAACTTCTTCAAACCAGAAATAAAGCTCTCTGTGACTTCGTTGCGAACACCTTGTTCAACAGCGAGTTTATTTTCTTCCATCCATTCTTTAACAACATAATTCATATACTCATCCATTTTTTCTGTCATCTCTGACTGGATATTTTCTGTTTGATTTTCCATATATGTCTTAGATTCATTTCGGATTTGCTTACGAATTTTAGAAATCTTAGACTTAACTGCAGCTTCAAAGATTGTAGCGGCCTTTGTTTTGAATTCCTCAGAAAGATCCTCTCCATCTATAAGTGCAGCAACATCTTCAGAAACATCTACATCAATATCTTCTTTTTTAGCCTTCTTAGATTCTTTCTCCTCATCATCATCTTCATCGTCATCTTTGTCTAACCAAGGAGGTTTACCTTCTTTTTTAGCCTTCTTAGATTCTTTCTCCTCATCATCATCTTCATCGTCATCTTTTTTATCTTTGTTCAACCAAGGAGGCATACCTTCTTTTTTAGATTTACCCTCTTCAACTTCTCCCTCGTCATCCTCATCTTCGTCATCCTCTTCATCATCCTCTTCTTTTTTTGCTTTACCTTCTTTTTTTGCAGAGGCATTAGATTTTTTAGGTTTTTCTTCTTTATTCTTGTTTGTTCCACCTTCTCCATCTTCCTCAGAATCTTCTCGACCTTCTTCATCATCTATAGCTGGCAGACCTAATTTTTTGTTATCATCTTTCGCTTCTTCCATATCAACCTCTTCAAGTTTTCCATCATCTGTGAGTGTTTCTTTCTTAGCCATTGTTAATCTCCTAAAGTAATTTATTCGTTATAATATTTATAACATTAAAGATTTTGGAGGAATTTAGCAAAAACTTCTATCTTTTTCTGCTCGAGTTCCCTCATTTTTGCATTCTTGATAGTTTTTCTCATCGCATCTATATCTCTTTCTTTGATAACTCCATTCTCCCAAACCCATTCCTTGCCTTCCATAATACCATTAACAAATGCATCAGGTGCTGACGGATCAGCAACAATGTCAACAGTAGAAAGAACAAAGTCTTTCTGTACTTCATTAACACCTTCTTTGTTTATTTTAACACTTCCCATACCTCTGGAAGATACACCAAGCTTAACTCCTTCACTAATAAAGTTTTTAACGATACGACCATTAGGTGTATCCATTACTTTTGCCTTACCAATAAAATTAGAACCATCTTCAGTTAATTCTTTAATCACATGAGAAACTCTATCCAAATTAATAACAGGTCCTGCTGGATGACCAAGTTCTCCAAGAGCTCTTCCCTCTTTAACATATTTTGTATTAAAGTTTTTTACTTCTTTAGATAATACTTCTTGTGGATATACTCTACCATTCTGATTTTTAATATCAGCCTGCATAAAGATACCCTTAATATATTGCTCTTTACCTTTACCTTCAGTAATATATTCAATCTCGTTAATATGTTCTGTTATTAGTTTCATTCGTCTTTACCCCTTAGTTTAGCAAGTCGTTCAGTTTCTGCTTTTTTGACTTTTGGTAAAAGTTTCTTTGCAATTTTTGCAATAACTGCTTTTTTACTAGCCAGTTTTTTTTCTAAAGTTTCTCTACCCGCTATGGATAAATCAGATTTACTTTTATCTTTTAAAATCTTTTTCATAAGTATTTCTCGTGCTTTCTTTACTGATCGTAATTTTAACTTCTCGGGTGATGCTTTTCGTTTCAATGATATAGCTTTTTTCTTAGCAATCTGTTTAGCCTTTTGTTTCATTACTCTGGACATCTTCATCCGTGCAGCCTTACTCAATACTTCATTAAGATCAAGCATATCGTCAGTCCTCTTCATTATCACCTTCCCACTCTGCATCTATTTCATCATAGAATTTTTTCTTAGCATCACCTTCTAATTCAGCTGGACTTTTCACACCATACTTTTTTAATTTTGCATCAAAGAATTTTTTGTAAGCTTCTTTACCACCCGATGCTTCATCCTTTGGTGTGTCTTGTGATGCTTCCCATTCTTTATGTGTTGAACCAGAATGAACTTTATCACAATCATGGTTCTCTGTTCTTCGACCATCACCACCTGCACACTTACGTCTTTTACCATCTGCCTTAATATATTCAGATACTCTCTGAATCATACTTTCTTTTTTAGAACTTTTTTCTTGATCTTTTTCTCTCTCTGCATTATTTTTTTCTTGATCTTTCTCCATATCATTTCTTTTAACATCAGCTTCTTTTTCTTTATTTGCCTTTTTTAAGGCAGATACTTTATCTTTGTTCGCACGTTTAAGATCATTGACATCTTCTTTTTTTGTTTCGGTGGGTGCCAAGTCAAACGAAAAACTATTCTTATAATCTTCAATAGCTTTAAATGATTTGTTTCTTAAACTTTTTGCAATACCTTCTTTTGCTTTACTAAGTTTTTTGCTGAAGATATTTTTTATAATACTACTTGTAAGATCAGCCATTTTTAATCCTCTCTTTCATTACATTTTTAATTGCATAAACTAATAACTTATCAGTAAGGGTTCCTTCTTTAATCCATTGCTTTACTTGATCTTCACTTTTTTTAGAAATCTTTTTTACACTTTCTACAATTTCTGCATCTAATATATCTTGAAATATTTTTTGTTTTTTATTTTCTAAGAAACTTTGAGTTCTAACTTTTAAAATAGATTTCATTAAAAATCTCCGTCATCATCATCCCCATCTTCATCCTCATCTTCCACGGGTTGCTCACTCGCAATTTGTTTATCAATTTCTTTTATTTGTTCCTCAGTCTGTTGTAATACATTCTTTCTCAAATACTCAACAGAAACATATTTACCTGCATACTCCTCAGCCATTGATAACAACTCAAAACGATCTCTCAACATTTCAGAGTTTTTCAACTCCATAAAATGAGAATCTTTTGCCCACACATATCGAACACGATCTTTAATACTAACCCAATCTTCTTCTTTAATAATACCTTTAAGAATTAATTGAACTCTAAGTAACTCTGTAAATAATCCAGAAAATCTATGTCGTAATCTAGTAACAAATTTCCCAAACTTTACTTCATCTCTTGTAATCTCAGAAGCCCTTCCAAGATTAAAAGTTGTAGAATCTGCACCCTCAATTCGTGTTATTGGAACATTCAAAGACTTGTACAGTTTCTTTCTAAAATATTCTATGTCATCTGTTTCACCAAGATTCTGTCCGCCAGGAAGTGTAGTAATTTCAGTACCACGACCACCTTCTCGTCTTGGCAACCAAAAATCTTCCAACATAGAAAGATGTTTCCGTTGATCCTCTACTTCTCCCGTTGATGCGTTATAAATCATTTTCTGTTTATAACGATTCATTACTTGTTGTAAGTACTGCTCTGCTTTCAACTTCGGAAGATTACCAACATCAATATAAAATATTCTTCGTTCTGGAGCTCTTGCTAATCTATAGATAACAAGTGCATCTTCAATCATCCGTAATTGATTCCACGGTTTAATTGCTTTAAATAAATAACCAACAATAATTTGTTTTACTGTGTCAATTAATCCAGAGTGAACATATGAGATTGCGTCGGGTGCAACCTGAACAGATCCGAACTGGCCAGCTGCTCCTTGTTGCCATGAACCCATATTCATAGCATCGGGTGTATAAACATAATATTCTTGAACATTTTCTACTACTTCAATACCATCCTTTTTAGATTTTTGAACTTCTCTTATCTTTTCAATATTTAAAGGATCAATTGGAATTAACTCTTTAATACCATCTTTCGGTCTGGTAGTATCAATAACTATATGGTGATACAACCTTGCATCAATATACCACCTCTTA